CTCTCAAAATCCTCCGGGGGTTAATTTCTAAAATGCAATTTGGCCTTTAGACAGCCTTATAGGGTATGCAGGTAGTTGATCAAGTTGAATCGTTTCTCTGCTTTTCTCCTTTCCATTCAACGAGCATATTCTATGGGGCTATTTAAGGGCCAAAAACTATAGGTAAACCATGCACAAAATACTTATATTCTACCGAAGGGAGGGACGATAGTGGCATACAAGAAAAAGAAACTTGTATCAAACACAGAGCAAACTGTATCCACGCTCATCACTCCTGAAGCTCAGGAAGCAAGAATGTGCGGATTGGCCATTGGCTTGGCTGAACAACAGTTGCGAGATGGTACAGCATCATCACAAGTTATCGTTCATTACTTAAAATTGGCAACCGAAAAGTCCAGGAGAGAGAATGAGCGACTTGCCGAAGAGAACAAGTTGCTAAAAGCAAAGACCGAGGCACTACAATCTGCCCAGAGATCTAACGAGCAGCTCCAAGAAGTGCTCGATGCATTGCGCTCTTACAGTGGAGGTGGCGGAGATGATTCGGACTTATAGAGAACTGATCCTGCTTCCGACTTTTAAAGAACGGTTTGAGTACCTCAAGCTTAATGCAGCAGTCTCAGCCGAGACGTTTGGGTTCGATAGATATCTCAATCAGAAATTTTACAAGTCTGAGGAGTGGAAAGCGGTTAGGAGGTCGGTAATTGTTCGTGACTTCGGATGCGATCTTGGGATCGAGGACAATCCAATCGACGGAAAGATATTAGTCCACCACATGAATCCGATTTCTATTGAGGATCTTACGGATGCCACAGATTTTCTCATGGATCCAAACTATCTGATTACCGTTTCCCAAATAACACACAATGCAATACATTATGGAACAGAAGCACCTACAGCAAAATACGAGGGTTACGCAGAGAGAACACCGGGGGATACTCTGCTTTGGAGGTAGAAAGAATGTACGGAGTAGTGAACAACAATGAACTTTACCACCACGGTGTTTTAGGAATGAAGTGGGGCGTTCGTAGATACCAAAATTATGACGGTAGTCTTAAAGCCGCAGGTAAAGAACATAATAAAGAAGCCAAAGATCGAAAGGGTCTTACCGATGGTCAGAAAAAAGCTATTAAGATCGGCGCCGCTATAACCGCAGCGTGCCTAGTGGCAGCAGGAACATATTACGTTTCGCAGCATACCGACATTGGCATTATCGGCAAGCAACAAGTAACCCGTTTACTTAATCGCAATAAAGGTTCTGGCAATTTACTCGGAGACATTGGAAAACTTTCATCGGAAACAGGGTTTTCAATTAACACTACGCCGGTATCTGTTATACAGTCTACTAAAAAAGTTAATCCGGGATATTTATCCGGTGCAGTAGAGTATAAAAACAATTGCTTTTCTGCCACAACGGCCGATGTTCTTAATCGCCTAAATGATGGACGCGGTTTAAACTGCATTGCAAGACCGGCAACTACAGAAGAATTAAGACGCGGCGGAATGTCTTTCAACGATTTGGCAAAAACATTTAAAAATTCGTCAATAGATGACATAGTAGTAAGCAAATCCTCAATGGCCACCGGTGCCTCTGTTAAAGAAAATTTATGCAATAGCATTAAATCTTTTTCTAAAACAGAAAATGGTGTTGGTATTATCCGAGTTAAATCTGCACAGAATTCCGCGTCAGGTCATTTCATAAAGTGGGAGATTAAAAACGGAGACGTATTCTTATCTGATTCGTTATCTGGTACAATTGGTGCAGATGCATATATGAACCGAATAGCATCTGGCCATATTTCGCGTGGTATCGAAATAATGCAATGCGACACATGCGAAATAGATCCGGCATATCTCAAAAAGATAGTATCCGCGTAATGCACAAGTTCTTTCATGGAGGTGATAATGATGCTTAGCATAGAAGAATTGCAAGAAATTGTTACAAAAGTCGCTAATGGCACAATTAAAGGAATCGAATATATTCCGAGTAGAGATTTGTATGCACTCAATATCGATTACGATCCGGGTGAAACAGATCCACATAAGAAGAAAACGATGCCAAGTGTATTATGCGTTAATGGTAGCAATAAACAAGTAGAGTATGTTGACATGCTAACGTATTTCGATTATCTTGACGAAGGAAGCCAAAAGATTAGAGTCTCTTAACAGGGACTCTTTCTTTTTACGCTTAAAATGCATCTCCTTATATGAAAGCAGAGTAACACTTGTTTCATAGAAAGGAGATCAATAATGAATAAAGAGAATTTGGCATTCGCAGGGGCTGTTACAGTAATAGCTATGCCAGTTTACTATGGCTGTATAAGAATAGGACAGACTATAGGAACTTGGATAGGTGAAAAAGTACAGGACCGAAGAGAAAGAAAATTCATTAAGGAAATGGAGAAGTCTCAGAAAACATGGAGAGCAATGTTACAGCATTATCAAAACACAAAACAGTATTGTGAAGAACATGGATACATGGATTAGACCCGCAATGGGTCTTTTCTTTTTCGCGATTTCTACAACCCTTTCTATGAAAGAAATACTTAATTTCACTCACAGAAAGGAGAAACAGAATGAGACAAAAATACACAACTATTGAGGATTTCAACAAGGAAGTTAAGCGGAGAGAAAGAAGAGCAAAATTCGTAGATCCAGTAGTCAATAGAATAAAGGATCTTGAAAATTGGTTCTATAACAATAAAGAGTTCGCCCTGGGATTTGGGATTCCTGCAACTATAGGTGTAGGCAACCTTATTGGCAAGGTTATAAAAGGTGTCAGTAGGTCAACCACCATTAGAAAGGAACAGCGGCTAAAGGACAACTATGTATATGATAGAACCGGAGGGATCGGCCATTATTGGGAATTACGAAGAAAACCGACAAACCGCGAATGGGATGAAATCTACAAAAGGAAGCAAAGAGGAGAAACATTGTCCAGTATTCTGGATGACATGGGATTGAAAAAGAGGTAAGAAAGCAGAGCTTATGCAAAATCGCATAGGCTCTTCTTTTTTCATTTAAGGAGAGATTCACGATGCTATCTAATACAGCAGTGCCAAAATATTATGGCCAATTCAGAGATGCTGTTCTTCGAGGCGAGATTCCAGTTAACGAGAAAGTTTCGATGGAGATGAACCGGATCGATGACTTGATCAAAGATCCGAATTTCTACTACGACGACCTGGCGGTAGAAGGTTGGTGCAAATTCTGCGAGAGAGAATTAACGCTGACCGATGGATCGGATCTTCACCTCCTTGACAGTTTCAAACTTTGGGGCGAGCAGATATTTGGGTGGTATTACTTCGTCGAGAGATCTGTCTATGTACCTAATGAAGAGACACATGGCGGAAGTTATGTAACGAAGTTCATCAAGCGGAGGCTTACCAACAAGCAGTACCTGATTATCGGAAGAGGCGCTGCCAAGTCTTTGTATGCCTCGACTATCCAGGCGTATTTCTTAATTGTAGACGGGCACACAACACATCAGATCACAACAGCACCTACGATGAAGCAGGCTGACGAAGTAATGTCCCCGATAAACACAGCCATCCAACGAGCTAAGGGACCAGTCTTCCAGTTCTTAACTGAAGGCTCACTTCAAAATACCACAGGTAATAGAGCAAACCGGCAGAAGCTAGCATCTACTAAGAAAGGAATAGAGAATTTCTTGACCGGTTCCCTTCTTGAAATCAGACCTATGAGCATAAACAAGCTTCAGGGTCTTCGGGTTAAGGTAGCTACAGTTGACGAATGGCTTTCTGGTGATGTGCGTGAGGATGTAATCGGCGCAATTGAGCAGGGTGCTTCCAAAGTAGATGATTATCTGATCATTGCAACTAGTTCAGAAGGTACTGTCCGAAACGGATCGGGCGACACGATCAAAATGGAGCTTACTGACATTCTTAAGAATGAATACCGGGCTCCTCATGTATCAATCTGGTGGTACGGAATGGATTCGATCGAAGAGATTAAGGATCCCGCTTTGTGGCCGAAGACAAATCCAAATATTGCATACATTCCTGGAAGCTACGAGGCATACCAACGTGATGTAGAGAGAGCGGAGAAAGCCCCGGCTGCCAAGAACGATATTTTGGCAAAGAGATTTGGTATTCCTACGGAAGGTTACACATACTTCTTTACTTATGAGGAGATCCTCCCGCACAAGAAGAGATCCTATTGGGGTATGCCGTGTGCAATGGGCGCGGACCTTTCACAGGGCGATGACTTCTGTGCATTTACATTTCTGTTTCCGTTGAAGACTGGCGGCTTTGGAATCAAGACCAGGAACTATGTAACCG